GGTGATCCAGCGCCTCGATCTTTTTCTAGCCCCAGACTTGGAAGCCGCTAAACCCCTGCGCCGCAGTGGATTTTGCCAATGCGCATACAATGCTTCCATCAGGAGTTTAGCGAGCAGTTAACTTAACTCCAAACCGCTTAACTCTGTGCTGATCACCTTCGCTGAACTGGCGATGATCAAGGGCTGCACCAAGGCGGCAGTCACGCACGCCAGCAAAAGCCGCATCGCTGCAGCAGTGGTGGAGAAGGACGGCAAGCGCTGGCTGGATCGTGATCTTGCTCTCGAGCTTTGGGACAAGAACACCCGGGCCACACCCGGCAGCAAGGTGCGTCAGGCAGATCCCATCGAGCCATCACCTGATTCACTACCGCACCGGCCGCGGCCTGCTGAGTTGAAGCAGCTGATCGACGCGCTGCCAGAAGATCAGATCCCTGACCTCAATGAGAGCCGTGCCAGGCACGAGCACTACAAGGCGGAGAAGGCCAGGCTCGAGGCGCTCCAGGGCCGAGGTGAACTGGTGCCTGCTGATGAAGTCAAGGCCGCTGCGTTCAAGCTGGCCCGCGGCGTGCGCGACAGCATCATGGCCATCCCTGATCGCCTTGCTGCGCAGCTCGCTGGCACCACCGACGCACGCCAGTGCCACACGCTGCTGACTGAAGAACTACGCATCGCACTACGGAGCTTGGCTGATGGCTGATGCTGCCCTGATCTACGACGAGGCCTTTCGCGAGGGCCTGCGGCCTGCTGATCCGATGACGGTGGCGCAATGGGCTGATCGCCATCGTGTGCTGAGCACCAAGGGATCAGCGGAGCCTGGCCCGTGGCGCACAGATCGCACGCCGTATCTGCGCGAGCCGATGGAGTGTCTGAGCCCCACCAGCCCTTACCGGCGCGTGGTGCTGATGTTCGGCAGCCAGCTGGGTAAGACGGAGGTGGTTCTGAACTGGCTCGGGGCGATCATTCACCTGTGGCCGGCGCCGACGCTGTTGGTGCAGCCGACGCTGGATATGGCCAAGCGCCTGAACCGGCAACGCTTGGAACCGCTGCTGCGTGAGACGCCAGTGCTGTCTGAGCTGATCGCACCGGCCCGGGCCAGGGACAGCGGGAACACAATGTTTCTCAAAGAGTTCAGAGGCGGCCTGTTCGTGCTGACTGGCGCCAACAGCGGCAGCGGTCTGCAGTCGATGCCTGCGGCCTACCTGCTGGCCGATGAGGTCAGCTCCTACCCGTTCGAGGCCGACGACAAGGGCGACCCACTGGAAAACGCCGAGGCCCGGACCTCAACCTTCCCGATGGGCAAGGTGCTCATCACCAGCACACCAGGGACACGCGGGATGTGTCGCATCACGCACGAGTTCGAGCAGCGCAGTGATCGCCGGCAGCTGGCCATGCGGATGCCCTGCTGCGGTGCCCTGGAGGTGCTGCGATGGCGTGAGCACATGAAATGGGACACGCCTGATGGTGAAGTCTTCGCGCAGTGCCCAGCCTGCGGTGAGCGCGTGAGCGAGCACCACAAAACATCCATGCTCACTGGCGCCCAGTGGCAGGCCACCGCCAAGGGCGATGGCATCACTGCCGGCTTTCATCTACCGGCCTGGTACGCACCGGCAGGCTGGACCAGCTGGGAGCAGATCCGTGATGAATTCCTCAGGGCCAAGACTGACCCGCTGCTGTTGAAAGGCTGGGTGAACAAACGGGCCGCTGAGGCTTGGGAGGATGAGGCAGTGGCCGCCATCAACGCCGATGGCCTGATGGCCCGGGCGCAGGGCGATGGCTACAGCAGCGGCACCTGCCCTGAAGGCGTCGTGCTCCTGCTGATGGCTGTAGACGTGCAGGACACCTGGCTCGAAACCACCGTCTGGGGCTTTGGCCGTGGCGAAGAGATGTGGCGCATCTGGCATCAGAAGGTCGAAGGCAGCCCGGCCTATGACGACGTGTGGCAGCAGATCGACAGCATCCGCAAGACGCAATGGCCCCGTGAAGGTGGCGGCGTGCTGACTGTGCGCCACTGCGCAGTGGACACCGGCGGTCACTTCACCCAAGAGGCCTATGAGTTCTGCCGCGCCCGGGCGGCCGAAGGCGTGGTGGCCATCAAGGGCAGCAGCACCAAGGCAGCACCGGCCCTGGGCAAGGGCAGCAAGGTGGACGTGAACTGGCGCGGCCGGCTGGTAAAGAAAGGCCTGATGCTCTACATGGTCGGCGGCGACACGCTCAAGCGCACGATCTACGCCCGCCTGAAGAAAGACAGCACTGGCGCGGGCAGCATTCATTTCGGCAACGATGTGACCGAAGACTTCCTGCAGGGCCTTACCTGTGAGCGCCTCGTGCCCAAGACCGTCAAGGGCTTTCAGGTGCTGACCTGGGAGAAACCAAGCGGTGCCCGCAACGAACCGCTCGACTTGTGCGTCTATGCGCTGGCAATGCTCGAACTGGTGAAGCGCCGCTACAACCGCGCCACGATGTGGGACCAGCTATCAGCTGCAGTTGAGCAACAGCGAATAGAGCCTGATAAGCCCAAACAACGGCGCCGTAGGCCTCAACAATCAGGCCCAAGCTTTGTCAACGGCTGGTGAAGCTACCCTGAAGATCAGGAGGTGCTCTCGTGACTGTCCCCGCTCAGATCACTGCCGGATCCACAGTGCAGTGGATTGAGCCGGCGGCCACAGATCCATCTGGCGATCCAGCTACATCAGCCAGCTGGACGCTGCAGATCACTTTTCGCACCAACACCGCAGGCGAAGGCGCCACGGTCAACGGATCCGCTCGATCTGATGGTGGCTGGGATGTAGCCCTATCGGCTGCCATCACCACCAGCTGGGATGCAGGCACCTGGTACTGGCAGACCAAGATCACCAGCGGCAGCGATGTGGTGATCGTCGGCAGCGGCATTACGACCATTCTGCCGTCGCTCAGCTACACCGGCGACCCAACAGCATTCGATGGCCGCAGCCAGGCTGAGAAAGATCTGGAAGCGGTGCAGACCGCCATCCGGGCAATCATCAGCAAAGGCGCCAAGCAATACAGCATCGGCAGCCGCAGCTTCACCAGCCAAGACCTTGGCCAGCTGATGCAGCGTGAAGCGCAGCTGAAGGCGATCGTCGCCCGTGAGCGTGCTGCTGAGAAGGTCGCGCAAGGCATGGGCAATCCGATGAGCATGTTTGTGAGGTTCGGCTGATGGCCAAGCGCAAAGCATCCGGCGGCCGCATCAGCAGCGGTACATCACAGCTGCAGATCGAGCCAGCACTGGCCACCCAAGAGCAGGCCAGCAGCAAGCGCCGGCCCCGCCGCGCCTACGAGGGCGCCATCGTCAACCGGCTGACCCACGGCTGGGTCACCAGCGCCACTAGCGCCGATGCTGAGATTGACGGCAGCTTGCTCAAGCTGCGCGACCGTTCACGCCAGCTGCGCCGTGATTCGCCCTACGTCCGTCAGGCGATCCGCGCGATCGGCGCAAACGTCATCGGCCGCGGCATCAGGATGCAGTCCCGCGTGATGATGGCTCGCGGTGGCCGGCTAAACGAACAGCTGAACCGACTGATCGAATCAGCCTGGACCAGCTGGAGTCACGCTGACCGCTGCCACGTTGCCGGCAAGCTCAGCCTGCCCGAGATCCTGCGCGTTGCTATCGAGGCGATGGCAGAGTCCGGTGAGGTGTTCATCCGCATCGTCGATGAATCATTCGGCCGCAGCAGGGTGCCCCTGGCGATCGAGGTGATCGAGGCCGACTACTGCGATGAGGGCAAGACTTCCGGCCCTGATGCGCAGGGCAATGAGTGGCGCATGGGCGTCAAGGTCAACCGCTGGGGCCGCCCAATCACCTACGCCTTTCGCGATCGGCATCCAGGCGACATCACCAACGGCATCGGTTATCGCGTCACAGAGGTGCCGGCCGATCAGATCATTCACCTCTTCATCACCGAGCGGCCCGGCCAGTCCCGTGGCGTGCCATGGGCAGCCAGCGCCGTGAAGCGCCTGCATCACCTGTCCGGCTATGAGGAGGCTGAGGTGGTACGTGCCCGGGCCAACAGCTCGCTGATGGGCTTTATTCAGTCACCTGAGGGCGAGCTGCACGGCGACGATGTAGAAGACGGCGATCAGGTGACGCGCTTCGAGCCCGGCGTGTTCAAGTACCTGGCCCCGGGCGAAACCGTCACCGTGCCACAACTGGATGCGCCAGACGGTCAGTTCGAGCCCTTCCTTCGCGCCATGCTCCGTGGCGTGGCGGCTGCCATCGGCTGCAGTTTCGAGACCATCAGCCGCGATTTCAGTCAGTCCAACTACAGCAGCAGCCGACTCAGCCTGCTGGAAGACCGCGAGCACTGGCGGATGCTGCAGGACTACATGATCGAGCACCTGCTACAGCCCGTGTTCGATCGCTGGCTGGCCGCGGCCACCGGCATTGGCCAGCTCAACCTGCCCGACTACGACAGCCAGCCTGAGCGCTATGAGGCTGTGCGCTGGTATCCCCGCGGATGGGCATGGGTCGATCCGCAGAAGGAAGTGGATGCCTACACCAAGGCCGTCCGTTCCGGCTTCAAGACTCAGGCTGAAGTGGTCGCAGAAGGTGGCGGCGACATCGAGGATCTGCTGGTGGCCCGCGCCGCTGAAGTCGATCGCGCTGAGCAGCTTGGCCTGCAGTTTGAAACCAACCCGGCCGACGATGCCCAGGGCGGCGCACCTGATGCCACACCCGATCCGGTGCAGACTGAACCAGATCAGTCAGCCTGATGGCCAACGTCAACGGCACCGAGATCAACCTCATGCCCACCGAAGGCATGAGGGAGGAGGCCAGGCGCTATCGCGCATGGAAGGCTGACGGCGAAGCTGGTGGCACTGATGTGGCTGCACGCCGCGCTAGCCAGATCCTGTCCGGTGATGAGCTCAGCCCTGACACGGTGATCACCATGGCCGCATGGTTCGCGCGGCATGAGGTCGACAAGCAAGGCCAGGGTTTTAACCCCGATGAAAATGGCTACCCCTCAAACGGTCGCGTCGCGTGGGCCGCATGGGGCGGCGACCCCGGCCAGACATGGGCGACAGCTAAGGCCGAGACCATCAAACGAGCGCAGGAGCGCAAGGGCATCGGCCACGAAGCCCGGCCCTATCCCAACGAACACGCTGCCAGGCTGGCTGATCCTGATCGCTTTGATGAGTTCAGCCGCGTCAAAGATGAGGGCGGCCCTGGCATTGATTTCATCTATGGAATCAACGGCGATGATCCGATCGAGATACAGGCCATTCGATTCGACGCAGCTCGCTACACCGTCGCCGAATCAAAGGCCTGGCTCACTGAGCATGACTTCACACCGATATTGTTCGAGCCTGCAACGGATAGCATGAGTCCAAGATCAGAGGATCAGGAAATGGACTTGCGCCAGCTCAACCAACAGCCCCTCTACCGTTCCGCGGTGGTGGCTGAGGTTGCGCGTGCCGCTGAAGATCCCGATGTTGTTGAGTTCACTTTCAGTTCTGAGCAGCCCGTTGAGCGCTACTTCGGCATGGAGGTGTTGAGCCACGACGCCAGCGCCATGAACATGGAGCGGCTGAACAGCGGCGCTGCACCATGGCTCTGGAATCACAATCCTGAAGTCGTACTCGGTGTTGTTGAGCGGGCATGGATGGGTGACGATCGCCGCGGTCGCGTGCGCACCCGTTGGAGCCCCAACACCAGGACAGAAGGCAGCGAAGAATACAAGCGCCGGCAGGACTGGGAGAGCGGCACTATCCGCAACGTCTCCTTCATGTATTCCATCGACGAACCGCTCGACACCACAAGTCGCGATGGCTATGCCGTCGTCACTCGGTTTACGCCGATGGAAGTCTCGGCTGTCAGCATTCCTGCTGATCACACCGTTGGCCAAGGTCGCAAGGCCGGCCACAACAGCAGCTCTGGTCCCCCCAGCGCTGCCGCGGCTCCGGTCGCACCCTTGACCCACAACAGCAACACGCAAATGGAACCCTCCACCATCGATATGGAGGCCGTGCGGGCTCAGGCTGCGGCCGATGAGCGCACCCGCGTGGCATCCATCACTTCCCTCTGCCGTGAGCACAAGGCAGACGATCTGGCCCAGAGCCTGATCGAGTCCGGTGCTTCTGAAGCTGACGCCATGCGCTCGGTGCTTTCTGAGATCGCTAAGCGTCCTGCTCAGTCGGCCACCCCTGCTGCACCTGCACGCTCCGCTCAGCCGATCGCTTCTGGCGGTTCTGCTGACATCGGACTGACCGAGAAGGAGTCCCGCTCCTTCAGCTTCGTTCGCGCCATCCGTGCGCAGATGATGCCCGGCGATCGCGCTGCCTATGAGGCCGCTGCTTTCGAGCGTGAGGTGAGCGAAGCCACTGCTCAGCGCATGGGCATCACTCCCCGCGGCATCCTCGCCCCCAACGATGTGCTGCAGCGCGATCTGACTGTCGGCAC